AATTGGACGGTGAACTTCGCATTTTCCTCCGGAACCTCGCTTAACTCTGCTCTTGCCACCGGCCAAACCGTAACCGCGGTTCTCTGCGCGCTCCAAGGCGCAACCGCCTACTACAATTCCGCCGTTCAAATCGATGGAGTCGCCCTCACCACCGGAACCAACCTCTTTTGGCAGGGTGGCAGCGCGCCATCTGCCGGCAACGCCAGTGGCTACGATTGCTACTCCTACACTATCCTAAAAACCGGTTCCGCGGCGTATATCGTCCTCGGAACACAAACGCAGTTCTAAGATGAAAAAGATCCTTGCACTTATCTTCTGTCTCTTGGCCTCCGGCGCCGCCGCGACCTCGATCATCACTCGCGATGGTATGTCGACGTATTCTTTTGGGTTTATGTCCAATAAAGTTTCGGGCGGAATTCTTATTTCCCAAAACGACTACACCGCCGGGTCCCTTGCTTATGGCGATTCCGACACGCGATCCTCGACCGCAACCTATTTCAATTCCTCCAATGTTCTTTCTTCCGCCGCGGCCAACACCGCTCGGTTCGACTATTCCACCGGGGTCGCCCAAGGTTGGCTTGTCGAATCGACCTCGACCAACGTTATGCAAGAATCCAATGGATTCGCCTCGGTTCCTTGGATTGGGAACAACCTCAACTACACTCAAAACGTAACCGGCATCGACGGAACTACTTCCGGCTGGACAATGGTTCCGGCGGTTGCAAGCACGTCTGGAGTTTTTGAATACGAAACTCTCACCGCGAACTCGTCCCAGAACACAATCTCCATTTATGCCAAAGCTGGGACTTGGAGCTATATTTACCTGAACCTCGAGGCTGCCTCTGGAACTGTTTGGGCAACCGCAGTTTTCAACGTTGGTGCCGCCAATACCGTTGCGACACAGACCTCTACCGCCGGCGGAGCCACGATCTCCGCGACGTCCCAAACCTTAATGGCCAATGGCTACTACCGAATAACCATGACATCGACGGTTGCATCGGCGATCTACCCTGTTTGGGGCTACGCTGCGACCGCAACTGGGAACACATTCGTAGGTGGTGGCATTGTCGCCTCTAGCACTTGGGCTGCAACAGAAACCTTGCTCGTAACTGACTTTCAATACGAAAACACTTCATTCCCAACATCCTACATCCCAGTTCCATCAACCTCGTCCGTCACCCGGGCCGCCGATACCGCCGCCAACGCCTCTTGGTATAACGGAACCTCCGGCAACTACCTTATGGTAGAATCCAAGTCCGAATCTACCGGAGTTATCTCTCGAGCGAGCTATTGCAACTCTGGCTGCACTGGAACAAGCTTCTCTGCGCCAACAAATGTCTGGATCCGACGGATCTGCCAATTCGCTGCGAGTCCTTCTGGTGCCTCCGCGGCAATCACCAATGCTGGCAATGCGAACGGAACTGTCTGCACCGTCACATTACCTACGCCAGTTTATGTGAGCAATGGAGGGTTTGGTTACACTGCCGGAACCTCATTCACGCCGACGTTGCCATCATCGATAAACACTGGCGATCTGCTGATTGCCTTTACCATCTCATATGGCGCCACCGGCAACTTCTCGTCGACGTCTGGTTGGACTACGATCACAAATGGCTTTAGCTCCGGCGGCGGATTTGCAGCGTTCTATCAAGTCTACTCTGGTAGCGGTGGACATTCGTTCACTAATACAACAGGGTCCTACACCGGCGGGGTTGTAATTCGCATCACTGGGGCATCGGCCACATCGCCTATAGGCGCGGTTGCAACTGCGTCGACTGGCACAGGTCAGCCAGTAACCACGAACAGCATAACAACTACACAGCCAAACTCGCTGGCCCTTTGGGCGATGTGGTCGGAGAACTCTGGTGGATGGAACTTGGCTGTTCCGTCGGGATGGAGTTCGGTATTTCAGTTGTATGGTGGCTCCTTCGGTATAGGTTGCTCGTCGTTAAGTGTGCCAGCAAGTGGGAGCGCTACCGGAGCGACATCGACGAATTTGGCATTCGTTGGAGCTTGGAACGCGGTTCAATTCGAGGTTGTGCAATGATAACCTACGCCGAAGTTAACGGAACGACCTTGGTCCAATATCCCTTTGGGCTTTCGCAGCTCCAGGCTGAGAATCCTTATACAATCTATCCGGCGAATGTCAACATCCCGGCGATCTACCCGCAGACTGACTACGCGAAGAAATCCGGGAATTCGCTTGTGGCCGTGACTATTGCTACTCCGCCGAACTACAATCCCGCAACACAGATTTGCTTTCCTGCGGCTTCCCCAATTCTTATCGCCGGGATTTGGACCCTTGGTTGGGTTGTCACCAACATGACCCCAGCACAAATTCAATCCGTCGAAGCCGCGACTCTAGCTTCGGTTCTTGCTCAAGGCTGTGTCGTCTCGTCTGCGTCGGCTCCGGCCCTGAATGGAACCTATGGCTGCGCTCCACAGGACCAATCGAACCTTACAGTAATCATCCTTGGAATCGCCGATCAGCAGGGTCTTCCCGGTGGCGGATCGACTTTTGCTTATCTTGATGCCGTCTCTGTCCCACATACCTTCACCGCGACGCAGTTTACTGAGCTCGCCGTAGCAATCCGAAACTACGTTTACGCCGCAACTATCGCCATCCTCGGCGGTAGCCCCCCTCCCTCTAACACCTTGTCGATCCCATGACCGATGAACTGTTCCAGTGGCTAGCAGATGTCTCAGGTGATCCCTTGGCCTTCACCATGGGCGCGTATCCTTGGGGCGAGCCTGGGACAGTTCTCGAAAGCTCCGACGGACCAGAAGATTGGGCTCGGGATCTCATGAACCGAATCCGGGACGGAATCCTTGATCTCAACTCCGCGATCCAAGAAGCCATTGCCTCTGGCCACGGAATCGCCAAGTCCGCCACGGTCGGTCACCTAGTTATGTGGGCATTCTGCACTAAGCCCGATACCCGCGGTGTGGTCACCGCCAACACCGAGACCCAGCTCAAAACCAAAACTTGGGCCGAACTCGGCAAGTGGTTCAATCTTTGTTTCTTCGCGCGGGAACACTTTTCCCTTACCGCCACTGGCCTATTCTCCCGCGACCCCGATCGAGAGCGCACTTGGCGCATTGACATGATCCCTTGGTCCGAGAAAAACCCCGCGGCCTTCGCCGGACTTCATAACAAAGGCAAGCGCCTGATCCTTATCTTCGACGAAGCCTCCGAAATCCCGGACATCATTTGGGAAACTGCCGAAGGAGCCCTAACCGATGCCGACACTGAAATTATCTGGCTTGCTTTTGGCAACCCTACTCGAAGCACGGGACGGTTCAGAGAGTGTTTCCCTGGAGGGAAATTTGCAGATCAATGGCATCACCTACAGATTGATTCTCGGTCCGTCCGAATCACAAACAAGAAACGACTCCAGAACTGGATCAATGCATACGGTCTCGATTCGGATTTCGTGCGAATCCGCGTCCTAGGCGAATTCCCTCGTAAAGGTCTTATGGAGTTCTTCTCCGCGGCTGAGATCGACGAGGCCATGTCCCGCGAGGTCTTCGTCCAACGAACCGATCCGCTGGTCATCGGCGTGGACGTAGCTCGATTCGGCGCCAACTCAAGCGTGATCTTCCCGCGGAAAGGTCGAGATGCACGAACAATTGATCGCCAGCGTTTTTCTGGCCTTAGCACTGTTGAGCTTACTGATCGCATATCCTCTTTCCAAGCTCAATATCGTCCTGACGGTATTATGGTGGACGGCGGCGGTGTGGGCGGTGGTGTCGTTGATAATGTGCGGAATCGTCGGTTATATTGCTACGAGGTCCAATTCGGTGGGAAGGATGTCATCTACAACACCACCTACGGCAACACAGGGGAGCGCTATGCAAATAATCGAGCAGCTATCTATGGTGCCTGCCGTGCTTGGGTCAAAACCGGATGTCTCCCTCTCGATCCAGAACTCAAGCGCCAAATGCTCGCCATCCGCTACACCTTCAACAACAAGGACGAGATCCTCCTCGAACGAAAGGAAGACCTCGTCGACGAAGACGGGAACGGAATCTCCCTCGACGACATCGACGCGCTCTGCCTGACCTTCTCCTATCCGATCGCGCCTTCGCGCCAATCCGGCGGAGACTATCCCGAGGAATCAACCGTCGTAACTGAATGGAACCCTTATAACGACGAAAGGATGCTTCAATGAGTTCGCCTCTCTTCGGCGGCGGTGGTCAATCCCAGATGAACCCGCTTTTGATGCTTATGGCTCAGCCGCAACTTCCGCAGACCCCGCCGCCGGTTCAGTCCCCGCAGGGCTCGCAGACTTCGTCGGTCCCGCAGCAGAACCCTTCGTTTGTCTCTGCCGCTGCGCCAGTTCCGAACCAACAAAACGTCGCGCCTAAATCGCTCTTGGGACAGTGACCATGCCAGTAGTTCCGTTCTCCGCGCCACCGACTCCAGCGCCTCCTCCGGTCGATCAGACCTTCCTTGAGCTCACTGCGGCCAAGATGCATAAAGAAGGCAAACTTAAGGTCTCGCCCAATGGCAAACCGTGACATCTCACCATCGGTCTTTGCCCTCCGGAGATATTCCGAAGGCCGGCTGATTGGTCTCCGGATCAATCGCTATTCGTGGTGGGTTCATTGGCGAGAGCTCGCGGATTACTTCCTTCCGAGGAGATACAAATGGCTGATAACCCCAAACCAAATGGGCCGCGGTTCACCCATCAATCAACATATCTTGGATTCCACGGGTTGTGTCTATGCCCGGAATTTAGCGTCAGGCCTTGTCTCTGGCAAATCATCACCGACGAGTCTTTGGTTCCGACTTCGGATTGGATACCTCGACTCGACGAAAACTTCGCCGACGAGCTTGTGGCTTGCCGAGTGCGAACGCTTACTCTACCTCATTTTCGCTGAGTCCAACTTCTATAACGCCATTGCTGTCTTCTACTTTGACCTTGTTGTCTTCGGCACCGCGACTGTCCTCGCTTACGAGGATTTCGAAACCGTGGTGAACTTCATCAATCCATGCCTTGGCGAATACTACATTGACATCGATGGCAAATACCGCCCTTGTGTCTTCTACCGCGAATTCACCATGACCGTCGACGCGGTTGTCAAAGAATATGGTTACGATAACTGCTCCAATGCTGTTCAGAAACTCTACGACGACGATGGCGGCGCCAACCGAACCCGGGAGATAATCGTTGCACATTCGATCGAACCAAACGACGATGGCCGGGGCCGGGAGTTCGGCTTTTCTGATCGCTTTGCTTATCGCGAAGTCTATTGGGAATGGGGCGGATCAACGAGCCCCCAGGGCGGAGCCGCCAATGCCCCCGGCATACTCCGTCGGAGTGGCTACCATGAACAAGTCGCGATCACTGGTCGGTGGGATCTCGTATCTAATGATCCTTATGGTCGTAGCCCTGGTATGGATGGCCTGCCGGATCAGAAGCAGGTCCAACTAGAACAGCGCCGCAAGGCTCAGGCGATCGACAAGATGGTCAATCCTCCCCTCGTCGCCGACATCCAACTCAAAAACCAACCAGCGAACCTGACCCCCGGTGGCATCACCTTCGTCGCCGGTTACACCGCTTCGGGCAAGCCCGGGTTCGCCTCGGTCTACGACACCAAGTTCCCAGTTCAAGAGATCACCGCCGATCTGATGGAAGTCAAGTCCCGGCTCTCCCAGATCTTCTTCAACGATGTCCTTCGCACGGCTTCACAATATGAAACCCGCTCCAACGTCACCGCAGTCGAATGGGATCTCCGCAAGTCCGAATCCCTCGTCATGCTCGGTCCTGCTCTTGAACGTATCGATAATGAGGTCCTTCGCCCGATCATCGAGCGAGTCTTCGCCGTGGCCCAACGCGCCGGGATCATCCCGCCAGCGCCGCCAGAGCTCCAAGGCCAAATGATGACGATTGACTTTGTCTCGATGCTCGCCCAGGCCCAGCAGGCCACCCGCGCCCAATCCATCGAGCGAGTCCTTACTCTCGCGGGCAACATCGTCGGGGTGGTCCCCGAGGCCATGGACAACATCGATGTGGACTATTCCCTTGACAAGCTCTCGTCCCTCCTCAACAACGATCCGAAGATGATCCGTTCTCCGGACGCACTTGCGAAGATTCGCGCAGATCGGGCCAAGCAGGCTCAGGCTGCTCAGCAAGCCGACATCGCCCAGAAACTATCTCAGGGCGCCAAGAACCTTGCTGGTGCTGACATGGGTGGTGGACAGAACCTTCTCCAGCATATGGCCGGGGGTCCGCAATGAGAAACGCCGCGCAACGCAAAGAGGTTCGGAAATATGAAAAGATCTCCGCAGAACGAGAGCTTGCTCGGATCAACTTCGTCGTTGCCGCAATGTCCACCGTGGCCGGACGAACCTACTTCCATGAGCTTCTGGCTCGGTGTCACATATTTTCTGATCCCTTTACAGGGGAGGCCTTGCTCGAAGCTTATTCGAAAGGTGAGCGAAATATCGGCCTCTCGATCTACCTTGACATCGTCACCAACTGTCCCGACTACTTCGTCATGATGATGAAGGAAGCAACAATCCAGGAG